GACAACTTTGACGGCGCCACTAACGAAAAGTTGTAGCGATTGTAGTCAGGTATCATGAACTGGAGCGACGCATTGGTCCGATTGGATGTGATCGCTTGACCACTCAGACCATCACGTACGAACTGTTGACGTCCATACCAGTGCGCATTCGTCGAGAGCGAGCTACCACTTGCCAAAGGCAGGGCGCTAGCGTCAAGGTAGAACGCATTGGCACTTAAACCAAAGTCCGAACTGATACGATCAACCCGAATGTCATCGAGGAAACCGTATGCGTCGCTGGAGGGAGTCACCGTGTAGTTTACACCACCTCGGTAACCCAGGAACATACCCGCAATGTAAGGTAGCGGGTGCATCCCGTTGAAGGCGTAGTTTGAGATGCCTGCAGGCGCCACGATACGCTGTGCAGCCGTTCCCATACTCACCGGGCTGTAACCCGGTGTGTAGGGCATACGTCTGTAAAGCTTTCGTAGCACCACAGCTTTTGCTGCCACGCCTGTGGTTTGTGAAACTGTGTCACTCACCACCGAACGGTGTATCAAGTCGCGCAGAGAGTGCACGGCTTCACCGTAGTTGAGACCATAGCGCTCGGGGAGCACCATAGTCGGTTGACCAAACGCAATGGACTTCGCCACCACGTCCGTTTTGTCCTCAGCCTGAAGGTCAAAGAAACTCGGCACAGAGTACGATGTTGAATTCGTACCAATGTGGTCTGTTGGATTCGCAAACTCAAAGTTCGGCCCACCCTTCACGAAGAAAAGTAGGTTGATACTCCCACTCGCAGGAGCAGTAAGTGCAGTGAGTACTCGCACCGTAAGAACACCGTTGTCGACGTTCAACCGGGGTGCGTTTGCGTTGCCAGGTGTCCAGTTGTCCTGGAGGCCCGGATCAACGTCGAGCCACGCCAATGCCTGATGGTAAGGAATGGTAATCTCGACGTCGTCCGTTTCGCCAATGTCCAAGATCTCTGTGTAGACACTGTTTTCTGGCGGGTCTGTGGTGGTGATGTCGCCCAGAGGATCGTAGCTGATCTTCAGCCGCCCTTTGTGGAACTTGGTACACACCACCTTGACGCGGATCACGATGTCTCCACGCCAACTCTCAAACATGTTCGCTAAGTAAGAGAGGGGTACGTGATAAACACGCTTTCCCACGGCAACGGATGATGCGTTGAGCACATTGACTTGTGCCGGTAGCCATGGGTTGATCCGAGTGTTGAACAACTGTGTGCCAACAAGATCTGACGTAGACCACGATGTTGCTCCGAAGTAGCTCTCTTTCGTTTTCAAGTACGTCAGTGACAGTTCATCAACATTCCCAATACCATGAGGTGTAGGGTCAATCGAGAGTTCCTGTTTGGGATCAAGAGTGAGCTTCTGTACTGGAGTACCGATATGACTTGAAGCCAACATCGGTCCATTCATCGGCACCAAGGGTCGTACATCTTCAATCACAGGCACGTTCGTGAAACCGAACAGTGCAGCAATTTTGGACGTCGCCGAGGCGCCGATCTCAGTAGCTCGTGCGAACTTGCCGATCACCGGCATTTGTGTCAGCATGCTGGCCATGTTGGCCAACGCCGACGCGGGCTTGGAAATGGCCCCGTTACCATACTCGTCCTTCGCTTGCAGCGTAAGACGGGTTGTCGATCCCATCAAGTGGACATCAGATAACCACGCGTAAACACGAATGGAAACCGATGTTGATCCACCGGCCGTGGCAACGCCCAAAGGCGCATACACAACAGCAGATAGGCGACCCATGCCTTGTACGTCACTCAGACGCGTCATGTCCAACCAATTTTTGTGGTAGAAGAAGGGCAACTCCATTTCACCTCCTGCATTTGCTTGCGGGTATACAAAGAACCCTGGCATTTGCGAGTAAGGCACTAGGAGCGGGATGTTGCTGACACTGTTGGTTCTCACCTTGGCATCAACGTACCCTGACAAAGGCTCGTAGCAGTAACGCAGCGCCCCGTACTGAAACGGGGTGCCGTTGATCACCACTTTTACGTGCATCTTGGCACGCAAAAAAGCGTAGTTTTCAATCTTCCGCTTGATCACCGTATCACTCAAAAAGAGCGACCAGGGGGTAAATGTGTTCAACACTCCCACAAGGTCTGACGTTGACCACGTACTTGACTGAATGAGGGTCGGGCGAGACAGAAAACTGCCAAGCGCGATGTCCTCGGTGTTGTCGACCATAGCCACCACATTCTCCGATGTGGGCGCGCGAAAGAGCGCACCACCCTCGTTGTCCGTAAAGGTGACTGTTTGTTCTTGCACTACTGATTCACCAGCTTGCTCTGTGGTGACCACGGAGTCCACATCTGTGAGCTCCGCAGATTGTAGTGTCCATTGCTGATTCTCTTCCCACGCGTACCCCCCAGCTGGGTGTACGGTGAGGGCGCTAGTTTTGGTCAGCGCCTCAACTCGTTCACAGTGTAAATGTGCTTTGTAC